GCTGGCAAAGGACGTTGCGCACGTTCCTGAAACACAGCTTGCCGATGCCGTTGCCGAATGGGTGCGGACGAAGTCGTTCATGCCCAAGGCTTCCGAGCTTATCGGCCTGGCGCGCGAAATCCAGCAGCGCCGCAGGGGCGGCAAGGATGTTGCGAACGGCCAGCGCCTCGCGGACCTCTACAACGCGCAGATCGACGCCGATACCGAGCGCCGGAAGCGCGGCCTGATGTGGTGTTATAACCCGGACACCGATGCGCTTTACCTGAAAGCCATCAACGACCGCGCACCCGAGGGTAAGCTTGGCGGCACGAAGGAAGAAGCCGCGGCCATCCTCGATCGCTTCGGCTTCGCCCCGAAGGACGCGCGCAAATACGACAACCTGCGCATGCCGAGCCAGGATGAACTGGAAGCGTTGGCCACCGAATTCAACGGGTTCAATCACGATGCCGAAGAACCCCGGTTTTGACCCCTATGAAGGCCGAGAAGATGCCCCAAGGATCGACATCAGGTTTCGCAACGGACAGGTCCGCCGTGGCGTCGAGCCGGGACAATGGCGCTGGCGTCCGTGGTCATGGGGTGAAAGCGACTGGGATATTCTGCAATGGAAACCATCATCATGATCAGATGAGATCATCCGCGTCGGCCGCCTTGATCTACCAGGCGCTTCAGAAAATACGCCCCGGTGCCATGTCCTTCAACGAATGGGCGAGACAGGCGGGCGTGAGCACGTCGTTCTTCACGAACCTCAAAAATGGAAGCGATCCTAGCGTCAACAATCTGCGGCAGGTGCTGGCCGTGATTGGTTGCAAGCTTTCACAATTCTTCGCCGCGATTGAGGACGATACCGGCCAAGAGACTCCCCGTCCCTGCTGGTCCTGCAACAAGCCCACCATGAACAGGGGGAAGTGATGGACGAAGCCGAAATCCGCCGCCTACACACTGAATACCTGAAAGTCCCTACGGCCTTCTGGCTCGATTGGACTGTTGAGGCCGTGAAGGAACTGGATCGCCAGCGCAGCCAAGCCATCCTTTGGACGAATGCGACGACAGCGGGAACGCCATTTTGGATGCTCCAGAACTGCTACGCTCAAAACGCACACCCTCTTCATCAGGCGTCCACAGGCCTTCTCAACCAGGCCGGAATGCTCGGCGCGATCGGGCTGCAAGGATTATTTCGATGATCGAAACAATCGCCCGCCCTCTCATCAAGGCCATGGACAGCACATCATCGCTACCAATGGATGAGCGTATCGAAATATTCTGGAGGGAATTCGATCGGATGCTGAATGTCCCTGCGGCGAAACCAAAAGCCAAGGAAGGGGTGAGGTAGATGGCTAATCACGTTGCCATCATTGATCGCTGCGATGAGATCGGCCGCACTCGCGCCCTGACCGATGAGGAGTCAGCGGCCCTTGAACGTGCAATCCGTCGTGAAAGCAGGCCCAAGGTCTATAAGCGCTGGACGCATGCCGACAACGAAGAGCTTATGAGGTTTGCCCGCCAACGGGGCGGTGTGAAGCGGTATGCCGAACTTACTGGCCGTAGCTATGCGAGCGTGAATAGCCAGCTTCGCGATCTCAAAAATCAACGCCGTGCAAAGGGTAAAGGCTCAACTGCGCGGTTCATTTATGAGTGGTAGGGATTGAGCATGCCCGCTGGACGACCGACGAGTTACAAAAGCAAATATGACAAGCAGGCTGAAAAGCTTGCCGGGCTGGGTGCGACTGACCAGGAAATCGCCGATTTCTTCGAGGTTGATGTGAGAACCATCTATCGGTGGAAGCATGATCATCCAGGATTTTGTCAGGCCCTAAAGGCGGGCAAGGATATTGCGGACGATCGCGTTGAGCGCAGTCTGTATCAGAAGGCAATCGGCTATGAGCAGGACGAGGTGAAGATATTCATGCCGTCCGGCGCCGACGAGCCGGTGTATGCGCCTTTCCGAGCCAAGATCGCACCGGACACCACGGCCGCCATATTCTGGCTGAAGAACAGGCGCGGTGATCAGTGGCGCGAAAAGTCCGAGCAGCGCAACATACATGAGCTATCCGAAGAGGCGAGGAAATGGCTGGGTCAGACTTCCTGACCTTGGCCGCCAAGCGCTGGCCCGACAAGATGGCCAGGTTGAGTGATGGCTTCTACAAGGTAAAGGACAAGGAGGGGCGGGTTGTCCCCTTCCGCATGAACGACGATCAGCGGGAGTTCATGGAGAACCGGCACGGAATGGATGTGGTGCTTAAGGCCCGCCAGAAGGGCTTTACCACCGTCATACAGTTGGACATGCTCGACGACTGCCTGTTCATCCCGAACATCAGCGCTGGCGTGATCGCCCATAAACTGGATGATGCGAAGGCCTTCTTTGCCGACAAGATCAAATTCGCATACGACAATTTGCCGCCTGAATTTCGGGCGGTCGTCTCCGCTGAGCAGGATGCCGCCGACAGTATGCGGTTCAGCACCGGATCGTCGATCCGCGTTGGGGTGTCACTTCGCTCCGGAACCCTCCAGCGGCTTCACGTCTCTGAATATGGCAAGCTGTGCGCCAAGCATCCTGAAAAGGCCAAGGAGGTAAAAACCGGCGCTTTCAACACGGTGCAGGTGGGCCAAAGCATTACTGTCGAGAGCACGGCTGAAGGTATGGCCGGTGAGTTCTATGAGATGTGCGATCGTGCGGAAAAATTGCAGCAGTCAGGCACGCCTTTGACTGCCCTGGATTTCAAGTTTCACTTCTCGCCTTGGTGGACCAGTCCTGAATACCGACTGATGGATGAGGTCACAATTACGTCAGAGATGCAGGAGTATTTCGACAAGTTGGAAGGCAAGGGCATCGTTCTCGATACTGCGCAAAAGGCTTGGTATGCCAAGAAGGCTGAGCAGCAGGGCGATGAGGTAAAGCGGGAGTTCCCCTCAACGCCTGACGAGGCATTCGAGGTCAGTGTTGAAGGTGCTTATTTCATCCCGCAGATGAAGGCGATGCGGCAGCAGGGCCGCATATGCCGCATCCCCGTCCTTGATATCCCGGTTTACACCACATGGGACCTGGGCCTCGACGACAGCATGACGATCTGCTTTTGGCAGGACGTTGGCATGGAGCGACGGCTGATCGACTATTATGAAAACAATGGCGAGGGGTTTGGCCATTATGCCCGCATCCTGAGTGAGAAGGGGTATAATTACTCTGCCCATTACATGCCGCACGATGCTCAGCACCGGATGCTGAACAAGGACGCGACAACTAGGAAGCAGGAGGCGGAGGCAGCAGGCATCAGGCCGGTGCATGTAATGAAGCGCATCGACAGCCTGGCTGATGGCCGTGAGGCTTCACGGCGCTTCTGGCCGCAAGTTTACATAGACGAACAGCGCTGCGCGCGTTTGATCAAATGCCTGGATAGCTATCGGAAAGAGTGGGACGAGAAGCTTGGACGCTTCAAGGATCAGCCGCTGCATGATTGGTCGAGCCACGGGTATAAGGCGTTCGAGACGGCGGCGATCAGGCCCGCGCCGGTTGTCAGGCAACCCGTCAGCGTAACCGTCCCGAGCATCGTCACTGCGTTCAACCGCCGCTGAAAAGGCTTAATCGCCGCCCCGCCCTTCCTCCGCATAATCGTGGCGCATGGAAATCCATGACAGTGCCACCGATCAGGATGATGTCGACGGTCAGTCTGACGAACTGATCAAGCTGCACGATCGTGCCATGCGCCTGTTCGACGAAACAGTGCTGCCCCAGCAGGAGAACCGTGCGCAAGCATTGATGGCCCGTCGTTTCATCTCGATCCCCGGTGCGATGTGGGATGGCACATGGGGGGAGCAATTCGAGAACAGCATCAAGGTCGAGATCGACAAGGTGTCCAAGGGGCACGAGAAGATCGGGAACGACTATCGCGAAAACCGCATCGTCCCTGACTATCGCCCGTCCGGCGGAGAGAGCGACGAGCACACGGCAAACACGCTTGACGGCCTGCACCGCGCCGACAACGCCCACTTCAAATCACAGCAGGCGCGCGACAACGCGTTCGACGAGGCGTCTGCCGGCGGCTTTGGGGCCTATCGCCTCACCAACGAATGGGCCGATCCCTACGACAAGGAAAGCGACTATCAGCGCATCAACCCCGGCATGGTCATTGTCGATGCCGATCAGCGCGTATTCTTCGACGGTAACAGCAAGCTCTACGACAAGTCGGATGCTCGTTTCTGCTTCGTCCTGACCGCCTACACTCGCAACGCGTTCAATGAGGAATTCGGGGAAGAGAACGCCACAGACTGGCCGTTCAGGCTCTTGCTTACCAGCACATGGGATCAGTGGTTTAGGCCCGATGTTGTCATGGTCGCGGAGTTCTACGAAAAGGTCGAGAAGGACGAGCGGCTTTACATCCTGACATTGCCGCTGACCGGCGACGAGGAGCGCGTTTGGTCGAGTGATATCACCCCTGAAGAGCTGGCGGACAGGCAGGCGCAGGGATGGCAATCCCGCTACATCCGCAAAACCCGCTGCCGTGTGCGCAAATATACCATGAACGGCGCTAAGGTAGTGCGCGACCATGGGTTCATCGTGTTCGACACCATCCCGGTCGTGCCGGTCTACGGCAAGCGCTATTATGTCGACAATCAGGAGTGGTTCCGTGGCTATGTGTCCAAGAAGATGGACGGTCAGCGGGTATACAACGCGAAGGTGTCGAAGCTCGCCGAAACGGACACGCGCGATCCTGGGTCAATGCCGATCGTTACGCCGCAGCAGATTGCCGGGCATGAAAAGGCGTGGGCAGAAGGAAACCTCTCCCGTTCGCCGTATCGCCTTCTCAACCCCCTGATCGATGAGGCAACAGGCCAGATCATCTCAACCGGCCCGATCGGCGAGATTAAGCCGCCCGAGGTCAGTCCCGTAACAGCGCTGCTCCTTCAGGTGGCTGCCGGTGACCTGACTGACGACGATAAGGATATCGACGAGGTCAAGGCGAACACGTCTGCCGAAGCCATGGACATCGCCGCGACCCGTATCGACGCCAAATCGGGACTATATCTCGACAACATGCGGCAGTCCGTCCAGCGCGAAGGCGAAATCTACAAAGGTGGCGCCGCTGCGGTTTATTTCGAGCCGGGCCGTGAAGTGGAGACCATGGACGAGGAAGGCGCGGATGGTGTCGAAATCCTCCATGAGCCGTTCACCGACGAGCAGGGTCTTTTCCAGATCCGGAACGACCTGGCGAAGGGGCAATACAAGGTTGTTTGTTCGGTAACCGAAGCAACGGCGACCCGGCGCGACAAGACGGTTAAGTCGATGCTGAGCACGGCTCAGATCGCGGTCGAGGCGCAGGATATGGAACTTGCCCAAGCCGCCATTCTTACCGCGGTCCTCAATCAGGACGGCGAGGGTATCGACGACTTTCACAAATGGGCGCGCAAGAAGGCGCTGGCTCTCGGTTTGGTCACACCGACCGAGGAAGAGGCCCGTGAGATGGAAGAGGCAGCGGCCAATCAGCAGCCCGACGCCACACAGCAAGCGCTCATGGCGCAGGCGGCTGAGTTCGAAGCCAGTGCGGGCCTAAAGCAGGCGCAGACAGGCAAGGCGGTCGCAGATACCGAACTGAGCCAAGCCAAGACCGTTGAGACACTGGCCAGTGCCGACCTCAAACAGGCGCAGTCCGGCAAGGCCGAGGAAGAAACGAAATTCGTCGGCATGAGCGCCGCGAATGACAGGGAGGGAGGTGATCAACGATCTCAGCCTAGGCGGCTTCCCTCCCCTCGAAAGGAGTCGGCCGCCTAGAGTCTGCAAAAGGCTTAATGGCGCACTCTCGGCACTCCCACATAGTTTTGCCTCATCGGCAGCCGCCAAGCCGCAATTGGTGAGTGTGAGATGGGGTTTATGGCAGAACAGGATGACGACACGCTCGAACTGACCGAGGAAGCTGAGGGCCATGAGCCCGAGGAAATCGAGGATCAGGAAGAGCAGGCCGGTGCCGACGAGCCGGAAGGTGAAGAGGAATCGGAGGTTTCATTCTCGGACGAGGCGTCGCCAGCCTCAGGAGAACGCGACACCGGCTTGGTGAAGCATCTCCGTTCCCAGCTTGAGCGTGTGTCGAAGGAGCGGGATCAACTCCGTTCCCAAGTCCCGGCCAAGCCGAAAATTGTGGTTGGTGAGCGCCCTGCGCTGGCTGACTGTGATTATGACGAGGACAAGCACGCCGAAGCGCTGCTGGCCTGGTCGGAACGGAAGCGTCAGGCAGAGGCCGAAGAGGCTGATGCGGACAGGCAGGCGCGCGAGACGCAGGAAGCATGGAGTAAGGAGGTTGAGGGCTATCAGGCCAAGAAGGCCGCTCTTAAATTCTCCGATGTCCAGCAGGCCGAAGACGTGGTTGCCGCGACGTTGAGCGAAATCCAGCGGGCAGTCATCATCAAGTCGGCCGAAAACCCTGCGTTGGTCGAGTATGCGCTTGGGAAGCACCCGGGCAAGCTCGCCGAAATCTCCGCGATCACCGACCCCCTCAAACTTGCCGCTGCGGTGGCCCGAATGGAAGGGAAACTGACCGTGACGCCACGCCGCAGACCGCCCGAACCGGAACAGATCGCGCGGGGAACCGGATCGATCATTCAGGGGGCGGACAAGACGTTGGAGCGGCTTGAGAAGGAAGCTGAGCGGACGGGGGACAGCAGCAAGCTGGTTGCCTACCGCCGCCAGAAAAGGGCTCAGGCGAAGTAATCACCGAACCCCCGTCGTGATGACGGCATGTTCCCTTTGATGGATTTTTCGAGATGACGATCAGCACTCCGAAACAGGTCATTACCGCATTTGAAGACATGCTCGAAGGCTTCGA